CTAATGCTAGTCCAATGGCTGGATTAGATAGTTTACGCAAGGCATGGATGCAAGCATCACAGGAAGCACGTAAGGAGTTTCTCAAGGAGGTTAAGCATGAGCTATCCGCGTGAGGAACGACAGCGGACTGGTTACGCGATCCGATATATCAAAGCGTTAATGTCATCGGATGCAATTCGCGAGCATGGCTCAGATGCTGTCATGTTGTGCATTTTCATTGCAAGCCGTGAAGATCGACTTCACTATTCAAAGGCACCATCTTTTTGGCGTGCAGAGCTAATGGAACGCATTGGAAAAAAATCACCAAAAGACTTCCTTCGAGTGCGCAATGTTGCGATTGATGCAGGACTGCTCTTTCATAAACCAGGAACAAAGAAAACCCCAGGATTTTACTGGACTTTGGTTCCAAAATGGTTGATGCCATCATTCGAAGCGTTCCTAAAAGGGAACGGAATAAAACGGAAGCGTTCCCAAAACGGAACGGAATCGGGAACGGAATCGGGAACGGAAAAGGGAACGCATTCTATAACCCGTTACCCGTTACCCGTTACAGGTAGGAATGGTCACTTCGTTCCGCCTACCGTTGAGGAGGTTAGTCAGTACTGCAAAGAGCGTAAGAACAGCGTGGACCCAGAACGGTTCGTTGATTACTACACGACTAACGGTTGGCTTCAGAGCAAAGGCAAACCAATTCGTGATTGGAAAGCAGCAGTTCGGACTTGGGAGAGAAATGAGTTCAGCAAGAAAACGCGTACTGAGAAGGAGCTTGATTTATTATGAGCGAAGATAGTTGTCATTTGATTCGATGCGAGCGAGCAATCGCAGGTGTAGCAATCTTAGACCCTTCCGTTATCGACTCGTTTGAAGCCGAAATTGGTGCCTACGCCTTCGTTGATGAGATAGCAGGGCAAACATGGCGTACTGCTTGTTTGATGCGTTCTCAGGGCAAACCAGCGGGTGACGTTAAGGCATTGGCTCTTGAGTTAAGAACGAAGAACGTAACGGCCGCAGATATTGCAAAACTGGCTGAGGATGCTAGCCAACAGGGTGATTACGAGTATTACGTTTCTGAACTCGTTTCTGAAGAGTGCAGACGCAAATTGCGCAAAGTTGGGTCCGATTTGCTCTCAGGATTGGATTCCAAACGAGATCCAGAGAGTTTACGTTCTGAGTTGATCACAAGGTTGAGTAGCGTTCAAACTGTACGACAATCAAAGTCAGTTGCCGATTCAATGCGAGAAGTTCTAGAACGCTCGTTAAATCCGCAGGAAATCGAAGCGATCACCACAGGAATACCAGTCCTAGATTCTGCACTAGGTGGTTTGCGTGGCGGTCAGTTGGCGATTCTCGCAGCTAGACCTAGTGTTGGTAAGTCCGCGTTGGCGGTGCAGGTTGCTGTCGATTGCGCAAAGGATGGTAAGAGAGTTCTGTTTATCTCGCTGGAGATGAGTTCTAGCGATTTGGTTACTAGGATCCTAGCAAGCGAGCTTGGCTCAGACTTTGGGAAGATCGTTTCTGGTTCGCTCTCGCAACAAGATGTTGAGTACGGCCGTGGAATTGCAACAGCATTCGAGAAAATACCATTTGAATTGTGCGACCAAAGAAACCTTTCCATTGATCGGCTCGTTGGGCTGGTTCGCTCTAGGGTTGCGAATCAAGGATTAGACCTGCTCGTTATCGATTATCTAGGTTTGCTTCAAGGAGATAGACGCAAACCTCGTTGGGAAGCAATCACGGAAATAAGCCACTCGTTGAAATCGCTGGCTCTTGCCGAAGAAATACCGATCCTATGTTTGGCTCAACTTAACCGTGAGTCCGAAGGGGAGGTGCCTAAGTTGTCTCACTTGAGAGATTCGGGTGCAATCGAGCAAGATGCAGACGTGGTTATGTTGCTGCACAGGGAACGCGGCGAGGGTGATACCGAATTGCATCTTGCCAAGAACAGGAACGGAAAAGTTGGACGCGTCGAACTGTCGTTTGATGCAAAGGCAATGCGTTTTGAATCTCTTGTAAAAGGATGGCACCCATGAGCAAGCAAGATGAAGCACTAGCAGCACTCAGGCAACTAACGCTTGAAGAACTTCGCAGCATTGCCGACCAACTTCGCGACTTATTGCAACTTGCAAGTGTGCCGATATCGAGCAAGTAACACACAGACTTTTCGGAACAAGCTAATGCACCGAAAACATATTTGACAAAATACGACAGTACGTGACAATTACGATAGAGGTTGAGATGAGCAAGCCAAAAGTAGAAATCGATTTCAAGTTTGTGCGATCCTTAACGGATGGTGACCTGGCATTCTTCCGCAGTTATGCCGACACCTACCGTCAGCAAGGATTGTTTCTAAGCTGGATGGATTTCATCGAGTCCGTAGCGATCACCGAGCAATCGCGGCGGAACGATCCAAGCATTGAAGGCGGGATGGTATCGCTACCGTGTTGGAACTTCACACAGTTGGGCGAAGCGTTGGCGGGTGGTTACGTGATGAGCCGACAACCATGCACCGAATCGTCAGGTGCTTTTGTCGATCACGCAATGGAAAGAATCATTTCGCTTTGCAGCGATATCCTTTTGGCAATCGGAGTAAAGAAAAATGAGCAACGATAAAAAGCTGGTGTCGATTCTCGAATTGTCGAAAGAGTTTGACGTGCATCCACGAACGATTATTCGATGGGTGGAGCGGGGATTGTTTCCAGCACCAATGAGATTCGGCAGAAATCGCGTTTGGTTACGCGTTGTAGTCGATGAGAAAATACACGCAGAGTCCGTGAGGGCAACTGCAAAAAATACACAAGCCGCATCGTAACATGTGGCATCGCGATTAATCGGGGTTCAAGGGGTACTTGTTAGCATCCTACGGCCGAGCGATTGCAAAAAAGTCAGACAGGCGGAAAGTTCAAGCGTAACTTGTTAGCGACGCACGATTCCAAAGTTTGCGATTGAGGGATTGAGTTTAACACAGCAAATTTTGAGGGTTTTGATATGAAGAATTCACGACAAATTGTCAATGATATCGGTGCGTTGGAAGTTCGGATGCAAGCGATTCTTGACCAAGCAGAACAAGCATGTCGAGAGCTAACCGAGACGGAAAAAGTAGAGTTCGACAACAGTCTTTCCAGCATTAAGACTTGGAAGCAAGATTTGGTTCGAGCTGAAGAGTACGAAAAGATTCGTGCCGAGGAGCTTCGCGAAAAGTACGGCGATTTGCCGACATTTCGGGATGATCCGTTAGCAACTTGGGAGCGACCTGTTAAGCGTCCAACTTCATCGAGTCGCTTCAATGGTCAAGATGCGAAGATTGTTTCTAACTTCGTTTCTGGATTGATGAGCGGCGACCACAGCATGGTCCGAGCTGCGATGAGCACGTTCGATAATGATTTGGGTGGTTACCTCGTTCCGACTCCACTATCGAATTTGATTAGCGAATTGCGGCAAGCTCGTGGCGTTGCACGTCAGGAATGCCAGATTGTTCCAATGACATCGGCGAGTCTTGCACTTCCAAAACTAGCCAGCGAAGTCACAGCAAGCTTTATCGGTGAGTCCGAAGAATTGGTAGAGTCCGACCCAACACTTGCACAGGTAATGCTACAAGCCAAAAAGCTGGGCGTCCTGGTGGCAATGTCGAGCGAAGTTGCAGACGATGCAGTTCTGACAATTGTTGAGATGTTAGCACGCAGCACAGCGTATGCGTTCGCATCGAAAGAAGATGACTGCCTTTTCAATGGCGATTCGACATCGACTTACGGACACATCAACGGTTTGAAGTCTGCTCTTGCTGCTGGAAGCAAAGTTACCGCGACAGGTCAATCTTCGTTCGGTGCACTTACTCTTGCACAATTCGAATCTGTTGTAGGACGATGCAAGCGTTGGGCGACTGCCGAAGATCCTAAGTGGTATTTCAGCCGACCAGGATACTTTGCATCAGCAAGCAGACTTGTCAATGCTGCGGGTGGTAATAGCAATAATGATTTGGCTAACGGTGCGAATGAACAAACATTCCTAGGTTATCCAGTTCGATTCAGTGATGCGATTCACAGCAACTTAGGTGCATCGTCAGGTCAAGTGGCGTGCTACTTTGGCGACTTACGCAGCGGCGTTTACATGGGCGACCGTAAACGGATTGCTATTGCTGCCGATGGTTCAACACGGTTCAGCCGAGACCAGATTCTATTCCGAGGTCTAGAACGATTTGACATCAACGTGCACGACACAGGAACAAGCACAGAAGCCGGTGGCATCGTCTCTCTTGTGTTCGGCTAAGACACCTTCATCGTTGTGGCACTCGGAGTGTCGCAACCTCATGGGGCGGTCCGT